GTATCAGTCGCGGTATCTACGATCCAAAACTCCCGGTTGTACTCGTCGTCGAATGTCTTTACGCTCGACATAGTGAAGCCGGAAAGCGTATTAGCCACGCGGGAAGAAATCAGCTTTGCCGCACGTTCATCCTGCACACCGGAAGAATAAAGCAAACTCCATCTATATGCAGCTTTGCCGGACACAGAAAACGGATAATTGTTGACAAGCTGGACTTGTCCTGCCGGTTCGTTACCTGTGTTCTTGTCAATGGCTTTTGTGTAAAACGCCGCCGTGGTAGTATCATCTTCAAGAGTTATGTAGTCATAGTCTATAAGGTATGTAGAATCCTTTTTGAATGCCATCAGCTTATTGAAATGACGAACAAGTGAAGTAATTGGCGTGTTTGTGGTGCCAACGTCCAGCACATTCAAATCCGGGAAATACTCTGCGGATGCAATACCGGTAGTGTATGGGATTCCGCTGTAATATGCCTTGTTCGTTCCGTCACCGTATAAAAACACTCTGTTGTCTGTCTGCCCGTTGTATAGTTCGGAATACATTTGCGCTACAATGGTTGCTCTATCGCTTGACGCGCCGGTGTAGGTAATTTTTACATCGTTCGTTCCTTCGGTATTGCCGGAATTAAATGTAACTTTCCCAGTAGTTAAGTTGACCGTATAATGGGTAGTAACGGTTTTTAAAACACCATTCAAATACACAGCGTCAACACTTGCAATTGCAGTCTCGGCAAGCTGGTATTCGGTAGCTCCAGAGGTAGAAGAAAACCACTGGATCTTAGTAGCCGTCAGCTTGTTTACCTGTTCAAGCGAAGTGCCGCCGCCTGTGGGAGCCGTAGCAACCGTGACAATAGGAACATACCCGTCAACATCGTCAAATGTCGTGCCGTCCCAATATTTGTATTCATGCCCGTTCAGAATGTATAGTTTTGAATTAAATCCAAAGAAATGAGTGGTCGCATCAGTAAGTGTGCCGAGGTCTGTCTTTGCAAACGCAGTCAGACTATGAGAGTACACATGCCCGTTGCAAGCGGTAACAAGAACCTCAGTACCGGCAACATAGCCGTGCCACATGCCGCGAACAGGGTTCCCGGCTGAAATTGTGCATACGGTTAAAGTACCGGGCCGAAGCTGCAAATTACCTTCAGGTGTGATTTTAAAGTTTCGCATGTCAGCGGCTTCACCGAGTTTTAACCCAGTGTCGCCGTCCGGCGCTTCGTTCAAACCTAGAAATTTATCAATTCTGAATATCTTTTCTCTTACCATCGGCATCACCTATACACATCTTCTGTTTCGCTGAACGTTGCGGGTTTAATCCCCATCTGCTTTTTAAGCTCGTTGTATCGGTTTTGCAGAAACAATCCCATATCCTGCATCCCGTCAGCCATTACAAGCTGGGCGGCAAGTCCATACGGCAATACAGACCTTGCGGTAACGTCGTCAATTGTTACGCTGTCTGTCATAGCGGTTAGCAAAGTGGGAACAGGACGATAAACGATCTTTATATTTCCATCAAAATAGTAGTCCACAAGCAAAGTGTTTTTACCTTCCCATTTGTACGAAACGTCCATACGTCCGTTGGGGTCAATGGAAACAACCTGATTGACAGACTTGAATGTTGACGGCATAGAAACCGGAACCCACGCCGTAAAGTCGGGCGCAGTTTTAAACGGATATTCAAACAAAGCAGGATCGTACAGGCAATAGTAGTACGAGCCTCCAAGTCTGATCCGCGTTTTAGTCGCGCCGCTTGTAGGAGTCAAAACACCGCTGTAATGCGTTTTTTCTGTGACGGTAGAAGCAACGGTGACAAGAGTTGTCCAAGTTGATCCGTCAGCAGAATCCTCCACATATACGGTTCCCGTGCCGTCAATGTAGAATGAATACGCCTTTGCAACCTTAGCGCTTTCAAAGGTCTGTTCCGTGCCTGTATACTCAATCGTTCTAAACCCGCCGAGAAGATTTACGTATGGCTTGTGGGATACCGTATAAGTTAAATACACGTCGCCAATTTTAAGCAATTCCGGTTCAAGCGCATTTACAATTGAAGGTGTGCGCCCTATGTAATCGGCAACGTTTGATGTAACAACCAAACCGGCATCTGAAAGTTCGTCAACCAACCCGCATGAAATCTGAAATACTTGATTTAGGGTGGTAGCCATTTATAGCCCCCCTTATACTCTCGCCAAATAGCCTATTGCCTCGCCGGAAGTCAAAGTAATAGATGTGCATTTGCACGGATACACGCCAACAGGCAAGCTTGCAAAATCGGTTAAATCAACAACGGTTGCGCCTGTTACGTCTGTCTGTGCCGCTACAACTGCGGCAGCTACCACCTGCAAAGCGGAAAAGTAATACCCGTCGCCGGACGTGACCGCGCTGGTTCCCGTAATGCTTTTTGTCCCTTCCAGCCCACTCAATGCAAGAATCGCTTTTGAAGCCTGTCCTTCAAGATAACCCATATATTTATCCTCCTTACGCATCAGCGGTCAGCCGAATAACATTGATTCCATCAGACATAACCATAGCCGCTTTGGTGTTCGCAATTGTGATTCCCGTTCCGCTGGCAGTTTTGACAACTAAATTTTGCCCTGTGCCGTTGATGAAGATATACGGCCTCTTTGTAATGTCAACAATGGCATTTACAGGGCCGCTTGCATTTGTGGGTTTGTGGATTAAAAGAATTTTCTCGGAGGCAGAAAGTGTCCAATCTGCCGTACCGGAATCATAATCATGCGGATTGATTGTAACGGTTGCATACGGTCCAACCAGTTCGACAGCGTTCAGCGTACCTCCGGTGAGTTCCGGAGAAGTGAGCGTTTTATTTGTAAGCGTCTGCGTTCCTGTGGTTGTAACGGTAAGCCCGCTGTAAGCATCGGCAACCGTCCATCCACCATTAACGGGAGCAAATGTCTTATAATCGTTCTGCGCGGTCAGCGTAACACTCGCGGCTCCGTCAACGGTTTCTCCGGTATGCGGATAAATAGTTACAGCGGTTGCTGTACTGTCCGTCTTTTTGACGGTAAACACGCCACTGTAATTTTTAGAAGGTTTGGAAAAATACACAGAACAGGCAACCGCCTCACAGGTAACCTTCAAAATGGTATCATCAGGATCTATGTAAGCTAGACTTGCAGAAATTGTTTTGATCGGATTTTTCATTCCACGCCATCTCCTTTTGCATGTTCTTTTCGATAATGAGAAAGCAAATCGCCCATGTTTTCACATGTAAAATCACACTTTTTACAGTGCTTCAGTTTTATGGTTTCGCCGGAATTGTCAGCGTTGTTTTCGGTTTCAATAGCGGGTTCTTTTGGTTCTTCAACGTATTTAAAACGAAGTTTCAATAACTTCACAAGACTTGGATTCTCCGTTTCAAATTCGCCATGTTCATTGAAATAAAATCCCTTTTTGCGAAACATTCTGGAATGGCGGTCAGTAAATCGAACATACAAATTTGGTTCTGCTATGAATTTCATACATACCTCCGAATTAGGGGGATAGGGGAGGGCGGTTGCCCTCCCCATTTGCCATCCGTTAGTTGGGAAGCATTTCCACCATGCAAACCTGCAAGGCATTATCATTCTTGAGGTCTTTGCTAGAGCCGGGCGTGAAGCTAACCTCAATAGTTCCATTTGCAAGCATGTATCTGCCGGTTTCAATCTGCATCACATGGATGCCGATAGAGGCTGCGAGCGTGTCAGTAAGCGCACCATAGGAGAACGGACCAGCCGTTCCAGCGGCTACGGTTACTGTAAGGGCTTCTGCGGCGGCATTGTACACTACAATCAAAGCGTGATTGTCTTTTCCGGTGGGCGTAAATACAAATTTCTGAGCGGTTGCGTCAGTGGTTTCGGTAGCTGCGTTAAGAGTAAGGGCCTTAAAATCGTTAAACGCAGTAAGTTTGGTATTGGTGACAGTTACATCAGCCATTAAATTTCATTCCTTTCTATGAATCAGCCGTTATATAGCGGTTTCAGCAGAATATGTAAAGGCTCCGAGTGCAAGCTCTTTCGGCTTGATTACCTTGTAACCGTAAATCACGCCGCCGTCGATGCCAACAGCGCGGGAACCTTCCAGTTCAAGCCGACGCGTCATAAGCTGCTTGTCCGCATATCCGATAGACTGATAGGACCCGGCAAGAACCTGCGTAACAGGAGTGCTAGCAGTTTCATACAGCGTGTTTGTAACATACATGTCAAAACCGAGTTCGTTGCTCCAAGACAACCCGCCCGTCCCGTTGATGCCAGTGTTGATCTGAAACGCTACGCCAGCGAGACGCAGTTTAGTTTCAATCCAAGGCGGCAAGATAATCCACATGTTGTTCTGCTGAACATTCTGCTCTTTTAGCTTCTGCGCAAGTTCGGCAATCGAGGAAAGCACGGTTGCGCTTGTAACGGTAGCCGTAACCGTTCCTGCGGTCGCATAAGGGTAAATGCTCTGAAACACTTCAGTTTCAATGGACTGTTTCAGATTGTATGCCGCACGTTCGGCCTGAGAACCTTTCAGATCAACGTTTGCCATCAAAGCATCTTCATCTGCTACCTTGAATGCAAAAGTCTTTTCCTTGTCAATCAGCATTGCAATCTGATCATCAACAAGGGCTTCGTGCGTAATCGTGCCGGTGTAAGACGTAATTGTGGGATCTGCAAGGGAAGAAAAATAAATAGTGTCGCCAAATCCCTTTACCGCGCTCATGTTCACGCCGCGAATGACCTTTTTCATTACTAGGTTATCTTCAAGAGTTCTATAAATCTGTGCGTCAAATATTTCCGGAATGAAACCTTTGACTACGTTGTTAGGCATTGATTATTCATCCTTTCGTTGGTTAACCGCCCCACTTGTGGCGGCTTTTTGTGATTTTGTCAAAGTTTTTAACCACCCACTCACGGCTTGTACGATTTTTTTCAAACGCTTCGGGGGTGATATAATCCGATGTTGCGGAGGTGTCACCGCCCGATACACTTCCGGGTGAGCTTTCGGCGTTCTTTTTGTTTGTTTCAGCAGCTTTCATCTGCGCTTCCAGTTCCTTTACTTTTGCAGCAAGCGTTTTGTTCTGAACCTTTACAAAGGCGTCAGAAAGCGTTTTGCTTTCGCCGTCCGCTATCGCTTTCACTTCTGCGAAAACTGCGGAATCTGTTTTAGCGTCAAACGCTCGTCCTGCGTCCTTCTGAAATGCTTCAAAAAACTGCCTAAACTCCGCGTTTTTCTTTTCCTTTTGCGCCATTTCTTCAATGATTTTGTTTGCTTTCATAACAGTTGGGTTTTTCTCGATATATTCATTGACTGCTTTTGGGTCATATCCCTTTTCAATAAAATCCGCTTCTGCTTTCAAGGCTTCAAAATCATCGAATGAAGAAACTTTGCGTCCATTTGTTGTCCAGCCCATGCGTTCGGCAATTTCGGCAGCAGTTCTGTCACGGGCTTTCTGCTCTGCTTCCGCAATTTTTTGAGCGGCTTCTGCTTCTGCTCTGCGTCTTGCGGCTGCAAATTTTGCGTTTTCTTC